AGTGTTAGTCTATCTATAAACTGCATAGTAAGCCCTGCACTACTCAATCTATTTACAGCATCCTCCACAACATTAGACGCATCACTACGAATTTCTACAATCTTAATCATATCGACCTCTTGCTACTTAAATTATTTATGCTAGAGTATTCACACATATCTCTACCTATCCTAGAGTCTTGTGCTTCATGTGTTACTCCTCTCTTAGGGATTCCGTACGCAAGTACGGAATCTTCTTTTTACGTCTCACACACTAAAAATATACCGTCACCCCTATTCACACCGACACCACCTACAATCTCACCAACAGGCGCAACTTGCAGTAAAGCTATGTTATCGGGTACAGGCGGGGTTAATTCGCTAACCTCCTCAAATTGTATTTCTTTCATCTCCCTAGTAGGGAGAGCGTCATCTAATGGTACAGCAGTTTTCTTACCTAAGTCTACTAATAACGTCAATTATTCCTCCTCACAAATGTAGCATACCTCAGAGACAGTCTCCAGTTTAATGCCTATGCCTTCTATGTACTCGTTAAAAGAAGCAACTCGTAATACTGATACTCTTTCTTGAATGTATTTAGGCAGTAGCAGTATATGAGTATGCTCACCTCTCTCCCCAAAATACGTAATGTATCTTGAATCGGGTTCTGGGTTTTTTATAGTGCTATGCACTAATGCTATAGTATATTCATTACACACCCCCTTAACTGTACACTCCCCCGTTTCTTTATCTATCCATTTAAAGGCTATCATAACTAATCTAACCTAATCACACTACCGAACGGTGGCACTACGTCTTCTTTCCACGTTACATTGTTTATTACACGTTCTATAGTAGACTTACCCACGCCATACATATCTGCTAACTCTTTAACAGATACCTTACTTTGTCTAATATCACGAGCTTTATCCATTGATAGTTTGCAATACGGTCTATTCCTAGACTGGGTAGTTTCTGAAACCCATCTAATGTTATCTGGGCAATATCCTTTACTACTATCTATTCGGTCAAGCTCATACTTGGGTGGACATCTACCGATGTACTCAAAGAACACATTAAAATTATCTATCCATGCAGGGTATATAGATATACCAACTGCCCCATATGATTTATACGACTTATTGGTTGGGTTTAAACACCTTTTCTTCATGTCTAACCATGCACGGTATTCCCTAGATTTACCTACTCGCGAAGCGTGCCCATGTTTAGTGCTACGTTCCACACAAGCATCTATAACTAAACATCCACATGATTTAGTTTTACCCAATATAAGTTTAGTTGAAGTTACCTTAGATATGTTTTTACATTGACATTGTACTTCCCACATAGCAGAACCATGCTTATCGCTGTCTACCCTACGCAATACCGTGAGCCTACCAAACTTCTGTCCTTTTAAATCATATGGTTTTGTCATGTTAATCTACCCTAATAATTGACCCAAATGGAGGTACTGTGCCTGTGTTGTTCATCAATACCCATATGACAGGGTATTTCGGTACTTCTTTTGGGAACTCAATATACCCATCGGTTATCATTATACATACTTCCGGTAGGTTGGGTAAAGTATTATTTATATACTCAAATACTGCTATAGAGCTAGAACCGCCCCCACCTTTTGGTTTAGTAGAGTTAACTAGACCCGCGTAGTTATCCTCGCGATACTGCTCATGAGATGCCACATCTGTATCCCAGTAGAGAAGGTCAACCTTCTCTGGAGTTGTATTGTCGCATATAGCCACCACCTCACTCAAGGCTTTGGTAATCGCCTCGTCATCAATAGAACCTGATGTATCAATCGCAACACACATAGAGCCTACTGTTTCGCTAATCTGACTGGGCATATAGATATCTTGAGAGAGCCACCGTCTGCTTGGCTTTGCCCATGTGCTATCACCTTTGCCAGCGCAAGTTGATGATACGAACTCACGCAGTTGCTCACGCCAGTCTACTTTCGATTCCATAAGAGCCTCGAAGTTGCGGTCAATATCACCGCCTTGTTTACCTGCCAGCAGTGCGCCAGTGCGGACTGCGCTATCGATTTCACGAGATAACTGTTCCCTCTCTTCGGGCGACAGCGACACGGCATCTTGCCACTGATGTTCATCTAACCCTTCGGGTAATCCTTCGGGTAATCCTTTACCACCCTTACTCGCACGGCTTTGCTTATCGCCGTACTGCTTCTTGAGCTTGGCATATACCTCAGCGGTATTCATACCGCGATACTGCTCATCGATACACCCACACGCAGGTAACTTAATGAACTGCCCACTCTTATCGATGTCTTGTATCTCAAGGTTAATCACAAAGTCACACGCGGCATTAGTAAGCTCGTGGTCTTCCTCGAATAGTTTCTGCCAGATAAAGAAGTGCTGGTAGAGTTTGTGCTTGGCTTCATGCAACACAAGACCGCGTAACTCTTGGTCAGTCAAGCCATCTACGAACTCACGCCCATAAAATACATCACGTCCATTGGTAGCGGCTGTGTCTATGTCATCGGTAATGACTGCCTTACCTACCATAATAATGCCAGAGTAGGCTAAGGTGCGGGTGTCTTGCATCAAAGCGATGTGGGATTTTAAGATTCTATCCTCAGCAGTTAAATTGCTCATTATGTTCTCCTATTATTTGTTTATTAGCGTGGTATTTCTTTAAGGCTAACGACCTTTTCAATCTTGTAGCTTCTGTTACAGGAGGTCTGTTTTTAGCAGCGTCCGACATTTTTTGCTTAGCCTCCTCAGTAACTACTTTGCCTCGATGCTTGTCTCCTATTTTTTGTCTTGTATCCTTTGACACAATCCTCCCCATATACTTTAATTTTATTTCGTTAGGTCTATTCTTATGAGCCTCAGATAGCTTTGCTCTAGTTTCTTTTGTGCATACTCTGCCTCTCAAACCCTCGGATATTTTGTTTTTAGTTTCATTAGAGTGTTTACGTCCTATATTCACTTCTTTAAGTTTAGCTTTTGTTTTATCAGATACTACTTTACCTTTCTGAGCCATACTTATCTTTACCCTTGTGGATTCCTTACACGGTTTACCTACGTTCAATGACTGCATATACCTAAGGTGGTTTAGTTGAACCTCTGTAAGAGTTCTACCCTTAAGAGCGTTAGACATCTTTCGCCTAGTTTCCTCTGATTTTAATACTCCTAAACTACCCTCTCCACCTAAAGATATGTTATATCCGTTAGGGGCGATAGAATTGTATGCAGCTATATACTCTACTTCTTTATTACACAATTCTTCCCAGCTATCCGTCTCATATAATACTTCTAGTATAGGGTTACCATGCTTCATAATAGCTGTAGCGATTAAACTTTTTGTTGACGGTGAGGTATGAGCTGATAGTCTTTTTTTGGCTGACCTACTAGATATACCTATATAGATTTTATGTGTAGTGGAGAAACTTATTTTATATAGCTGCATATACCCTTCTCTAAAAGTAGTGTCCGTGCAAAACGCACCAGTTCGTGAATGATTTATTACGTACAGCTATGTCTCTTTTAGGGGACTTACCGCTCATCACAGACATAGCAAATAACGCTTGAGCTTCTTTAGGTAACCTATTTATATAAGTCATCACATTATCAAAAGACTCTTTATTAACGTTGTGTAGTATTTTAGATACTACTAAACATACCGAAGCACCGTTAGTTGGAACTAATGCTTCCAATGGAGTGTCTATTATATCACGGTATGTAGGTAATGTGTTATCTAACTTGAGGATGTTCATCATGTCCATAGTCGCACGCTCACCAATCACACCAATAAGCGCATGGTATAGCACGTCTTCTGGTAGGTGACGGCAACGCTTGAGGATATTACTTGCCGCTTCCATACTACGCGGTGTAACGAACGCAGGGCGTGGAACTCGTGGGTCGTAGATGTACTCGTTCTGAGTTGGTTTCTCGTAGTCCTCGAACGATGCGAACATAGCAGGGTATTCATTAGCCGTAGCGATAACCACTGGGTCAACACCTGCACCCATAGCAAAGCCAAGACGCCACTCTTCTGAGGTTGGTTTGCGTACCTTAACCACGTCCACACGGTTTCTTGCATGAGGTGGCAGATTATCACCGATACCCTCTGCTGATAGGTTAGTAGTAGCAAACACGATGCTACCTGCTGGCAAACTGTGTGTGCCGAGCTTACGCTCAAGCATTAGTCTAAGACACGCATTCATCACAGACTTACTAGCCTTGCCTATCTCATCAAGCATAATAATCACAGGCTTGTTGAGGTGAAAGCCAAACTCCTCGTTGGGTATGAATGAGCAGACAGACGTACCGTCTAGCTGGCGCACCTGTGGTACAA